CCAAATGGGAAGGTGCCGATTTAACATGTTATTTACTTATTCAGTACGTTATCTTCATAAATCCTATCACGCACTTTCTGCATTTTGCGTCCTTCATCTGAATAGTCGTAGTAATCAGGTGGGGCAAAACCATTTGTCATGAGCCAATCGTCTATTGACAAAAGAACCGCCCTGACTGATCCTGAATCTAACGGAACCATCGGAATTTTCTCGAGCAAATAAGCTCTATCATCCATATTTACTGTAACCATTTTCATCTCCTATATTGGGTTTACTTGAATTATTTTTTGCTCACTGATACTTACTGCCACAGAACAGCTTTCACCGATATATTGTCTTCGATAATCATCTCTAATGACGTAATCCTTTTCAACCGTTCCATTTTTTAAAGCGTCGCACACATCACCAACTTTTACTCCCATCCTCATACCTTCATGCAGGGTTGAAGTTTGACCTATTACACGGTTGATAAAGTGAGTTGTGTAACTCTCAATAGGTATGTCATCAAATGTCTTTAATCCTATAACTTTATCTTCAACCTCTTGAGCCATGTTCTTATAAACTGTAAAACCTGTCAGAACGTGAATATCGCCTTTCTCTACAGCGTAATTATATCCTTTAAGCAAGATATATTCTCGTGTTCTATTATACCTCGCTTCGCTATACTTATCTACTGTGTTTAAGGTTGTTTCAGTCGCCCCTATATCCTTTAGCCATTGGCGGTGCTTCTTTTCTTTCTCCCAAAGCCATTTCTGATATTCTTTCTGGCTGGGTGCCACGCGTCCTCGGAGATCGTAATATATTCGCTCTTTCTGTTCCGGCAAATCGAAGGTTTTGCAAAATGCCTTGTACTCATCAAGCTGTGCCTGATATTTGCACCGCTCGATAGTAATATCCTCGGAATCTGCGCCTCCCTCTTCTAAGAGTTGAACCTCTTCCCTCTGTGCGCGCATATTCGTCTCCATACGGCGCTGTTTCTGCGTGGCTTCATAGGCGTTGTACTCTTTACCACGGAAGGCTTTCTTTCGTGCCTCGCGCGCGTTTTGCTCCTCAAGCCACTTATCCGTATATGTTCGCTCGGAGCCCTCAAAGAATGGATAATACTCGTGTCGGCAATTCCAACCGAGCAATCCTCCTCCGCTTCCAAGGCCACAGATACTCTCAAGTTGCTTCTTGGTGTAAACCTTCCCTTGCCATGCAGCGTGGTCTGGTCTCGCTCCGGCATGCCAAGATACCTCAAATTTCTCAACCCCTAGGCTTTCGGCATTCATATCCATAATTTTACCGGATAACTGGGAGGCTCCAGTTAATACCGCTCTGCGCGCTGCAACATCTACTCTGTTGTGCCAGCCGGAGGCGTAGTCTACAGTTCTAAGCCCGCTATCTGTGAGCTCCTTACAGACCCTGCGAATCAAGGTGTTGTAGTCGTAGGCTCCTGATGTAAGTCCAATTATTGCCTGATCAAGGTATCCGTTGTACATCTCAGAAAGAGAAGTATATACAGGTTTTCCTTTTCCAATCATGAATCCCATAGATCTAGTTATACCTGAAAGTTCTTCATTTGCCTGCGCTGTTATTGCTTTTACTATCTGTTGAAGCTGATAGTTTTCCTTGTAGGGTATAAAGTTTCCCGTGATTCTTTCATACTGTGGCTTATAGATTGTGTACTCATTGGCTATCACCTCCTCATACAGCCTCTCTACCTCCTTGGTGTTGTACCCAACAGCCGAGGCAATTATCTTCTCTATGTCGCTAGTGCTTTTCCCGAGCATAAGCATACGGTTTAACTGCCAGTCTGCCATGCTGGTTATCTTACCGGCTTTTTGTATACGACGAACTATATCCGCCATAACATCCTGCTCGAGTTTCCGATATTTTGCCTCTAATCCTACCGCAAGAGAGGAGCTATAGCTTTCTCTCACGGCATTATAGTGGACGGCTGCTCAGGCAGATTGGCAGCAGCAGTTTCTTCGTCCTCTTGGTACCACTTCGCCCTATACTCAGCAAGTCCCATAACGCCCATAGCAACATCCTTGCGATCCTGTTCGCGTTCGCTCTCTTCGTCGGTAAGAATGCTGTCATTGAATGCACAGGAGAATTCATACTTTGTCGTATAGAGCTCGCTGTAGAAAGCAAGGGCGTCCACAAAGTCGGAAAGGCAGTCTCGGAGATTCTCTTGAATTGCATTCACTCGGTTATACTTCCGCTGCTTGGATGCTCTAATTTCCGTTGCTGTCTTATCTACCTCTGAGGCATCAGACAAATCCCCATAAGCAAGGCCTACAATAAACTCAATATTTCGGTAAGTCTTTTCAAGTCCCCTGATATAGGCTTCGTCTCTCATAGCCGGAGAGTATTCTTTGTAGAGCTCTCCTTGGTTTTGCTCAAGATTCAGTCCCCGGTATAGCCTCTGCTTTCCTTCCGGAAGCTTTACTCTTCCATCCTTGTGGCGAAGTGCTCTCTCATCCACATGGACAGCCCTTTCTCCGGAGCTGTACTCCCAATCAAGACGGCCGTACTGGATATCCGCCTTTCTAATTGCCGATACTGCAGCCGAATAGATGGAAACACCACACGGAGAGCCGTCTACTCTGTTCTTAAGCGGTACACGGAAGTATCCGTAATCGTTCTTTGACATCCCCGGAAAGACAACGGGTCCAGGCTCAATGTTTGCCCACTCGTCTATATCGGTAAGGTTCCCCGGAGATCCTATCATGCTTTCCGAACTGGAACGATAGCACCGATTCTCAATAACAAGATTGTGGTTATTGTCAAAATAGTGTCGTTCTACTCTCGTGAACCAGCTGTTCTCTCCTACCTTCTTACGAGTAAAGAACATAACGTCCGAAGGCTTGCCCTCATCATCAAAGGCAATAGGCACAAATTTATCTGCGGATACGAATTCCGACCGCCCGTCTCCTAGCGGCTTAAGGATAAAAGAACCTAGCGCAAGGCCATCTTGCAAATTCTCGTTAAGGTCTCGAATAGCGTTCTTAAGCATGGCGTCCAATACAGAATTATCAATACTGGCCTCCATCTCTCCAAGAGCAATATCCGCAAATTCTCTACAGATGCACTCCTCCAGCTTAAGAGATGTAATTCCTTTATCTTCGTTAATCCAATCCGCTGCGCCGCATATCATATCCTTCCACAGATTGATTGCGTCAATCATAGGCTGGGACATTGTGATATCTCGCCCGGCTATGCCTTTCATGATATTGTAACCGAACATCTTACCCATTACTCCTTTCAGCCAGTTTGTTAGATTTTCAAACATATTATTCCCCTATCAGTTCCTTTATATCGCGTTCATAGGTGTACTCCATAGCGTCCAGGCTATCTATATCCGTGGAACCGTCATCCAATCGTATATCAGCCTCCTTCGCTTTGTCCCATACAGCGTCTGAAAGTGCCTTGCGTACAGTCTCAGCATCGTCAGTAATCCAAAACCGCCTAGCACCCATAAGGCGAAGCATGCAGTTGATACGATCATTAATCTTATCCTTCTTTGCCGGACGAACTATGATAAACGGGAATTCCTTTTCAACCGCGTTACGAATAGACATGCCGAGCACACTTTCTGCATTATCCCAGTAAACACTCTCCAAGTTATGGTATCCGTCATAAGAAGTAGTTCCATAGGTTTCTTCTACATACCTGACGAAATCAATAAACAGAGCATCTAACTTATTGCTGTCTATCGCTTCCCCTGTATCCGTCGCCTTAATCCTCCTCGAGGCAAGAATGATTAGGTTCTGGTATCCGTCTGTATACCCTCTGGCCACAAATGCGTGTCCCGATTGATTCCCTCCAAAGTCAAGCCCGATCTCAATGCTGTTTATATCCTCCTTGCGGAACTGCTTACAGTTTGCACTAGGATCTATGGCGTCCACTATCTCGCATTTGAACAGTGTCGGCTCATCAGCGAACTTCCTGTAGATTGCTCCCTCTGCTCTCTTCCAGCGTCCAAGGATTAGGCGGTCATAGTAGATTGTTCCGCTGTACTCCTTGCAGAGATTGTCCACAAATTCCTTGGACAAGTGCGGATTATCAAATATCGTGTACTCCTGTAAGTACATATCTACGTCGGAATCTATAAATTCCTTCAGCCAGTGTGTAGGATGCTCCGGGTTACAGGCGCCATCAAAGCAGGAGTAGGGCTTATCCAAACGGGACTGCAATATCCGGAATACTTCCCTGTGCCACTTGGCTATCTCATCGCCGTATGCATATTTAATAGATGCTCCTTGTATCTTGGCGACCTGCGACACCTTTTCTGCTCCAAGACAGTAAACATCTTCTCCAAATATCCTTGCAATGTTTCGAGAGTTAATCGTTCCGACACGCTTTGCTGTGTATACCTCTCTCATGGGCTCAAGGACATTTCTCTCTATTGTCTCTCTGGATACCCCAAGGATTACCGCAAGACCGGGCTTACCTATCCGCCCTATGATTCTTTCCGGGATTACCGCCGTGATATCTACGAACGATTTACCGGAACGCACCGCTCC